AATGTCATTGCGCCTTTTTTCTTGCCTTCTTCTTTAAATCCGCTGGCGTGGGCGGCAACCGCAATTTGCATGGCTTTAGATTTGGTCGCAAATGGGCCTTTTGATCCCCAATACCAACCATCTGATTTCTTAACTACTGGCATATTGATCCTTTGGCAGTTTTTTGTCGTAATAAGTGTAAAGCCATACTTGTTTTCTGCCTTTTGATGTGGAATCGATCAAATCACGGCTTAAATGTCGTGCTTTTCGCAAATAACACAATGCCATCGAAATTTCGTTAGGCTTTAGATCGGGATTGGCTAACCGAATGTCTTGTAGTGTTAGAGAAGCTGATTTTTCTACAAAAGTTTGTCTTACTTTGTTTGCCGCATTTGCCATGTCTTATCCTTTTTGATGATCTATTATACCTTTTTTGGTTTTCTTGGTAAATGGGCTTTGGCAAGTTTTGGCGGTGGCGTTGCAAAATAAGACTTTGGCATATGTGGATGAGCAGATTTAATTTTTTTAATGCCAGCCAAATGCAAATGATGATGTATAGGCTCTTTCGGCTTATTAGCAATATGCTTAACACCATGTAGTTTTTCATGGTGCTGTAATGGCATTTTTTCAACATTTTTGATGTGTTTAGTAACTGGCCCATGAACATGAGTGTGTTTTAAACTTTTAGATGGTTTCTTGGGTTTCTTCGCCAGGCTCATCAATCATCCTTAATACCCGCAATGCGGATTCCACATTATCAACCCGAACTAACGGGCCACCAGTCCATTTGGCCAAAAAAGCCAATTGTGGCTTAGTGTGCAATGCCTTAGGTGTCGATTTTACTTCCATCAGGATAGTATGTTTATTTTGATAGCCCACAACCAAATCTGGGAATCCCTGACCAATTTTGGAACAATCTACAACAACTGCGCCATGCTTTCGTAGTGCATCAACAATTTCTTGTTGATTTTTGTCTGTGCGTTTTGCGTAACCCATTGATTTGTCTTAAATGTGCGTTATTATTATGCAAACTTTAACATAAAAGGTTGCCATGCGGATATTACTTCTGGATATAGAAACAAGCCCCAATGTAGCCCATGTTTGGGGTATTTGGCAACAAAATGTGGGGTTATCGCAATTACTAGAATCATCATATACGCTATGTTATTCAGCAAAATGGCTTGGCGAAAAAGATGTGTATTTTGATTCTACATATCGCAATACATCAAAAGAAATGTTGTTCAATATTCACGAAATGTTAGATCAAGCCGATGCAGTCGTGCATTACAACGGAACTAAGTTTGATATTCCTACATTGAACAAAGAATTTATTGTGCATAAGATGAAACCACCATCACCATATAAACAAATTGATTTATTACGAACTGTTAGATCGCAGTTTAGATTTCCAAGTAATAAATTAGATTATGTAGCTCAGAGATTAGGTTTAGGCCAGAAAAAAGAGCATGAAGGTCATATTTTGTGGGTTAAATGTATGAATAATGACCCTAAAGCATGGAAGATTATGGAAGAATATAATGTGCAAGATGTAATGTTGCTTGAAAAGTTATATTACAGATTGTTGCCGTGGATCAAATCACCAATTAACCAAGCAATAACCAGCAATAGAATGTCTTGCCCTACTTGTGGTAAACCAGCATTGTTAAGTCGTGGTTTGACTTACACAACAACGGGAACATACCAAAGATATTCATGCAAGGCTTGTGGCTCTTGGAGTAAAGATCGGCAATCATTAGTTAAACACGCAAAACTGACCCATCTATCGTGAAACTTAGTCCTGAAATTTTACGCAATCTGTACGCAACGCTATATTGTTGCTATCCATTTACAAAATGGAAAATGCCATTGCCAGAAGAAATTGATTTTCAAGTAACTTATGACAAAGATGCGCTTGGCACATATATGCACGATACTGGCGAAGATTATGCACATACCATTACAGTTTCAGCGGCCAGATGTGGCCATCTGTATACAACCCTAACTACCCTCGCCCATGAAGCCGTACATATGTCTTTTCACCGTCTTAAAGGTGATAAATGGGCGCATCATGGAAAAGCATTTAGAACACGGTGCAAAATGGTTGCACATGAATTAGGATTCGATCCCCTGGAGTTGTAATATCTGATTTACCATTTTTAGTAAATCTTGTTCATCAACACCAAATCGCTTTACAAACGATTGTTTACCAGCATGAATTCCAGTATTGCCACGATGATGTTCTGGGCATAACGGAATAACTGGTGCTAACTTTCGGGGAATATTACCAGTACGAACATGATGCAATTCGGCTGGTGTATCTTCAAAACCTCTATGCCAACATAAGATACAACCAAGCCGTGCAATTCTGTCGTTTTTAATGCGTTCTTTGTTTTTCAAGATGTAGTGCCAAATCTTCTAATTCTTGTGCAATATCTACAATGTCGCTAGATAACAGAACCGCATCAGATCGTTGATTTTTCAAAAAGGCATCGTGCAACTTACGGGTTAGGATGGCCATTTTAATCATTGGTTCAGCGTAATCTACGATCATATATTTCCTTTTCTGCGGTTTGCGCTTAATGTTTGGAACATTTCAGTAATGCGTATTTGAGTGTTCCGTGTGTTGGTCAAATTTTTAAACTCTTTTAAAGCATCTGCCCATTCTTCAATGGCCAATTTTGTTTTAGGATCAATTTCTGCTTTAGCCTGGCGTTCAGCAACCGTGCCTTCGGCCAGCAAAAACGCATGGGCCTTCGCCTGTTTAATCCGTTCTTCTGAAAGTTTGTAGTTATATTCTAACTCTGCATGAGTTTCATCGCTATCGGACAAGTATTCTAATGCTTGCCCAGCTTCTTTTTCTGTAATATTCATTTAATGTTTAAAAATAAACCTGTTTGTCCTATTGCATATCCAATCCAAATAATTGCGTTTGCATATGCCCCCTTTTGCAATTGTAACAACCCAGTAATCAAATAGCCAACTCCTGTTGCGGCAACGATGTATTGTTCAACCATTCTGATGGCCTTCCTTGATTACCCAGTTTGAATTGCTCATAGTATAAATCCCAAACATGACTATCAAACTTGGTTTTATCTATGTATTGCCTAAAAACTTTTAATCCCCACGCCCTACGCCAAATTATTAGTTGCCTGACGGTGCATTGCACCCGATATTCGTTGTCTGAATTGCCCAAAGGTTTCACCGATTTGCGGTCTAAGTCCAAGTTCTTCGCCTTTTTTCAAAGTTAGTTCATCTGTCGAATACCAGGGTAATTCGGGCTTTTTTATTTGCTTAGGTTGTAAATCAAGTTCATCTTCCCATCGTTCACCACGCAACCAAGTTGCTGGATAGGGAATGTAATCTATTTCTGTTTGCTTGATTTTCCAGAATTGCTTGTGCGTTTCAATGGCGCTAATTGCGGCACTTTTTTGTTCTTCTGTGAGCTTGCTAAACGCTTTTCTTGCATCCGCTTTCCCGACTTTTTTTGGATAACTGACCCAGAATTCCTCGAACATTCAATTGCTTCCTTCACGATTGCGGTGATTCCATATTGAATCAACATTTTTAACCCATCATCATCATAATCTACCATGATGTCGGCTGACCCATCGGGGTTTTCAAAAAGGGTAGTTATTTGTATTTTCATTTTTATTGGTTTTAAATACTTGGCCAGCAAGCATATTGGTCAATTGACGATTAGCGGCAATTTCTTTACGCAAAAAATCGGTTTGTTTTTTAAGAAGTTTAATTTCTTCTTCGGCTTTGCTTAGTAGATCAACCAGCATTTCTTCTCTTGTCATATTTATTCCTATAGCAGTAGTAAGTTACTAGGATTAAAACACCTTCCAAGCGGTTTGAGCAAACCTAGCCTACCTAGATTTGCCTTTAAATGTTATCCATTGCGGAATCGCATCCCTCGCCAGTCATTCGATGCAACGGCACTAGCTTCGCCACCGTTATTGCGCTATTTCAGCATCTTCCCTCTAGTAACGCTTGTATTTTGACCGCTACGATGTCGTTAGAGCCGCCAGTCAAAACCTACCACGCCTAAAATATACCATAAAAAATAATTGCACAAGTATTAGAAATAGTTTAATATATTATTATCCATTAAACAAAGGGGGTCATATGGATGAATTTGAACAAAAGCTGGAAGAAGCATTGACAAACATGGAGTTTGATTGTCTAACGAGTGAAGATATTGAGATCATCAGACACGCTTGCGGAAAACCTAGATCGCATAAGGCGGAATCTGCGCTTCACAACATCTTTGAAGATTTTGCAACTATTTTCGGGGGAAATAATGGATCAAAGTGAAAACATTGGCCAACTGGCATTAGCGTTATCAAAAGTTCAGGGGAAACTTACTCATGCTAAAAAAGATAGTAAAAATCCGTTTTTTAAAAGTACCTATGCCGATCTTGGCTCTGTGCTGGATAGTTGCCGCAGTTTATTGGCAGAACACGAACTTGCAATTATGCAATTCCCTGGCCAATGCTTTGCGGATAATGAACTCATGCACATGACATTGACAACGGTTCTTAGTCATAGTTCTGGCGAATGGATCAAGCAATCTATGTCAATGCCTTTAACTAAAGCCGATCCCCAGGGTGCGGGTTCATGTTTAACTTACATGAGAAGGTATGCACTTTCAGCGGTGCTTGCTATATACGCTGATGGATCAGATGACGATGGTAATGCCGCATCTGTTCCAGTTGCAAACAAACGCATTACGATTAACGAAATTGAATAAAGGATAAAACATGGCTTTTGAATTAAAAGAAAATAACGGCAATTTGTTTAAGAATTTGAAAAAGACTAAAGACACATCGCCAGATTACACGGGTTCAATCAAGTTGAACGGCCATGAACATTGGCTTTCAGCTTGGGTGAAAGAGGGCCAAAAGGGTAAATTTATTTCGGTATCAGTTGGCGAAGTAAAGCAACCAATTGGCTTTAAAGAAGCTGGTAGTGATGAACTACCAAAACCATCAATAGTGGATGACGATTTACCGTTCTGAAAGGGGACAAAATGATTAGCCAAATTAATGATGTAATTAACCAGCAAACTGAAGTTAAGTTTAACTATGAATATGGCGTTGATGAGGAAAAACAACTCATTGCCATGACAAGAGAAGGATTGATTAGCGTCATTAACACGGCTATATCCGCTTGTGCGGATCGTGTTAGCGATCCAATCTTGCGTAACGAAATACTTTCAATGCAATCTTAATTTTAATTCGGGGGAAAGATGCTAGTAAAAACGCATGATGCGGAATCTGGCCATTGGTATCAGATCGATGGAACGCCAGCCTATCGCATAATTGGAAAAAACGGCAAAGAACGCAATACTACGGTTCGTGATGCCAGGGAAATGGGCCTACTTGTTTCCACCACAACGGTAATTAGTCAAATTGCTAAACCAGGATTGGAAATCTGGAAACAGCAAAATGTATTACTTGCCGCTTTAACCTTGCCTAAACAAGAAAACGAATCTGAATCAGATTGGCTTACCCGTGTAATGCAAGATTCCAGAGAAACTGGGAAACAGGCCGCTGAACGGGGAACATACATCCACGGCATCATAGAATCGTTTATGGAAGGCGTTTATCTTCCAGAAGTGCCAGCATATTGCCATGAAGTAGATAAAGCCCTGAAAGCCCGTTTTGGCAACATTAAATTTAATTCTGAACGCAGTTTTGGTTCGCCATTGGGCTTTGGTGGCAAAGTGGATTTATCAGCGGTTGCTGATGATATAACAGGCTTTCCTGGTGCGGTTTGTGATGTTAAAACAACCGAAAAAGATTTAACCGATATTAAGCATACATTTGAACACGCCATGCAATTGGCCAGTTATCGCAATGGTCTTGGTATACCCGATGCAGATTGCGCCATCATATATGTAAATGCGCTAACAAATCAGGTTAAACTTATAGAAATACCCCAGGCAGAATTAAGTTCCGCATGGGATTGCTTTACCCATTTGTTGCAGTTTTTTAAGATTCGCAACAAACTTTAACTTCGGTGGGGCTGTCTGGATTCCCCCGATCCTTCACGGGATAGTCCCACCACCTCATATGGCCGAAAGTGTAAAGAAACGAGTAGGCCACCCTTTTATGTTGCATAAATTACACAATTTATTCAATTATTTTTCATTTTCTTGACCTAGATCAATAATACTTCTCAAAATATGCCTAAAATGGAATCATTCCATCGGGGGATGGTATTAAAAAGGAGTAGTAAAAATGAAACAAATTGGACAAGGCAAAAAAGAATTTGTAGTAATGAAATTTGATGACTACATCAACGAATGGAAAGTTTGGAGTGTTCCATTAACTATTAAGCAAGCATATTTTATTCTTGCCAGAAAAAATCCAAACTATTACAAAATTCAATCAATTTAACTAACCGCCCCTACGGGGGCATCTTTTTTGGGGGAATCAAATGAAAGAGTTTATTCAAGGCGGTTTAATGGCAATAGTGATCGTGGCTACGGTATTTTTAACTTTATACCTACGCTGGGGTCATATTTAATGGCCAGACATTACGATGAATTGAAATGGGAAACTTCCCCATGCGACAATTGCCATTTGCGGTTTCGTTGTGAAGAACAATTGATGGCTTGTCGTGTGTTTTTAGGGTTTATTGTGCGGGGCAAATTTAATCCCGATGCGCCTAGAAACCCAACATATGTGTTGTATAACGAAATTTTTAATAAAGACGATATAGCGTTGGGAAATTCATTGAAAGGGCCAAGCAATGTGGAATGTTAGGTTGGTGCATATGGTGGATGAAGAATATCCAGATCAACCATACATTGAAGCCAGGGAAGTATATTACGATGCAATGGGCAAACCAATGGGGCATTGCCCAGCTTCAGTTGGCGGTGAAACCATAGATGAGTTGAAACAGTATGTGCAATACATTACAGAAGCATTAACCAAACCAATTTTGAAATTTAAGGATTCAAAATGACAACATTTACCACAGAAGATCGCATTGAAGCTGAAAAAGATGATTTGATTAAGCAGTTAAAAGAAAAAATTGAGTTTTTGCAGTCTAAGAATAAATGGTTAATGCAACAAGTTGAACAATTGGAAATTCAAATTTGGGGGTCAAGATGATTGGATTATTAACAGCATTTTTCTTGTATTACGGTGATGCCGCTTGGTGGTGGTGGGGCATTTGGGCAATTCTTGAATTAGGTGCGTTTGTTAAGAAAATAAACAAATGACAACTAGGGATGGCGGCAAGGGTGATGCGCCACGCCCAATATTGAATCAAGAAGAATTTGATAAAAACTGGGATAGGATATTTAACACGCCCATTCCAGAAAAAGATGGAAGTTGGACAGTTAATATTGATGTAGAAAATCAAGAAATTGAATCAACGATAACTTATAAGGAAAACATATGACACCACAAGAGTTAGCACAACAATTAGATCAAATAATTGATTACTGTCCTGGCGATATTATTCAACAAGCCGCCACGATGTTACGCAAACAAGCGGATGACCTTGAGTATATGCAAGAACAGTTTGATCGTGCCATTGAATTTTTGGCCAAATGTAACGGATGGAGCAAAAACAAGTGAACAATGAACCATTTATATGGGTAAAACAAGATTTTGATGGTGAATGGATTGAAGTTCATGCTGGTAAAGGTATTCCACTTTATACCCATCCAGCAAAAACACTAACAAATGATGAAATATTAGAAATTGCAAATCAATCTTTAGTTGGCGCTACTGCTTGGCATAACCCTGATTTAGACCCTATTAATTTTGCTAGAGCAATACTAAGAAAGGCACAAGAAAAATGAGTTACGCACATTTTGTAAACAATTATCAGCGGTATCTTAAAAGCCCCAATACGCTATCAGAAGCTATCAAAGATGCTTATTACTGTTCTGCTATTACTTATCCCAAAGAACCCGATCATGGCGGTTTAATTGGCTTTTTAGTGGCTTTATTGTTTGTTGGTGTATTCGGCTACGGATTTTGGGTGTATCTTGGCGTATAAACCATTTAACAAGGAAATGTTTGATAAATGCGACCCGCCAGCACGGGAAGCGGTTACCAAATGGATTAAGGTTTTTTGGGGATTAGAAGCCATAGATAATCCTGATAAATATGGCGTAGATTTGGTGTTATATAAAAATGGCCGCCCAGTTGCATATGTGGAAGTTGAACAGCGGGATTGGGGAGTTGGTGCGCCATACTGCCCATATCCTACAATTCATGTAGCTCACCGCAAAAAGAAACTATTTGCTAATAAATTGCCGACTTTGTTATTTGTTTGCACAACCCCGTTAGTCAATGCGTATTGGGTGAAAACAGAGATTGTGGAAACTAGCCCATTGATAGAAGTCAAAAATAGGGCGGTCAAAGAAGATGAGTGGTTCTACGATGTCGATATTGGACATTTTAATTTTGTGGATTTAACCCAGCCATTTTGAGGGCTTCGGCTTTTTCGTTTTCTACTCTTTTGAGCCAGCCATCGATAAACTGTGGCCGATGTAGGCTAATATAGTATTCACTTCTTTGTTTTGAGTATTGCCCGATAAGCTGTCCAACATCTGAATGGGCAATCTGATTAGTAATTCGTGGGCCAAGAATTCCAGTTGCGACTGCACCAACGGATTGTTCAAGCAATTTAATTGCTCTGCCTGGGCCAGCATTGACCCCCATTGAGAATACCAAAAAGTCCAATCCTCTGGGGAGTACCTCGCAATAAGTTGATCGCCAGTATCGTTGTTCATATAGTGGGCTAATCTGGTCAATGGTTAGATTTCGCATTTCCTTTTCAGTTGCTTCGTGTCCAGTCCATTCTGACCATGTGGTGTTAGTAACACCCATATTTGTCCACTTTTCACCATCACCCAGGCTGGAAGTAAACCCGCCTTCTGACTTTAACAATAAAGCCAGACAATTCTTAAAGTTGCCAGTCATCTTAAATCGTTATATTTCTCGATGACATCGTTTCGTTCTATTTCTGTTGCTGAACATTGCTTGGCAAAGTTGATAAGAAATTCGACATTTGGCTCAGATAATCTGAATTCTTCGTTTGATACGGCAAGGGTGGCGGTACTGCCACTTGTGGTGCGGCTGTGCAAGCCAATAGAACGGTACTGACTAAGAAGTAACTGATAATGAGTTTCAAGGGCATCTTTTTCATTTTGGGCTTTCTGTGTTTGTTCGGCTTGTTGATTTGCTACTTTTTGTTCCCAATCGGCTTTTTGTTTAAGTTCTGCGGCTTGATATTCCACCAAGCCGTTATGACCAATACGATAACCGATAAAACCAGAGCCAAAAAGTACCAAAGCAACCAAACCAGCTTTGACATAAAAACCTATAGGTAAAGGGAACATTATTTTTCGTCTAATGGTTTGGTGGTAACAATACGCAATAAAGCCGTAATTACACCAATGCCAATCATAACCGTATTAAAACTAATATCGTCAAGCAATCCACGCAAATACTGGGAATTGTCGGAAACTGCGCCCAAAGCGGTAATAAGGCCGCTAAACCACATCGTTTTGGATTTAACTGCACCCCGAATTGTGGCTTTAATCTTTTCATATATTGCGTTCATTTATGAAACCCTTGAATACTAAGAAAACCGTAAAACAGCCAAACGATTGCGCCAGCAAGTAATGTGGCTAATGACCATTTTCCGAACTTAGCAAATTGTTTATCTAACCATTCCTCAATTGCTTCCTTCATTATTTCTTTTTCTTGGTCTGGTGTCATCTGATCGGGCATAATAAAATCAAAGTAAAGGTTAATGAAAATATTATATTGTCCGATATATTACAGAATGAATTTTAACACTTCTTCGGGCTTTACAAAAGCATCTGGATTATGTTCGGTGAAATCCCACCATAAGAATTGATTTGGGGCCAAATAACTACGATCTTTCAGCAAATTAATGTTTTCTGGATGGCCATATATTAACGGATCAGATACCGACCATAATACAACGCCAGGCTTGCCACAGTCCCATGCAAGATGCTGAAAAAAACTATCGCAACCAATCCATGTACGACATTCGGCTATTAATTCTTTTAGTCTGGCGATTGGCAAGTTTTTAACAAACTCTGGCACAAGTTGTTCTTCGCCCTCAACGCCAACTTGAATAATGCGTTCATCTATCTGAGCAATTAATTCTTTCCAGTAAGGGTAGTTTTTGGGATTGTTTTTGCCATTAACCAATGGTTTGGCAAACGGGGCTATTAAAATCATAAATACAGCTTCCTATACGCATCTTCTAAACTGCCAGTCCAATTCCATTGCGCCATTTTTTTGTATATATTCCATTGGTCTATATCGCCAAACATGGCTTGGGCTTCCGCAATCGGTCTGCCTGGCACTATTTCAGGATAACAACTAAACACCATAGGATTGCGTATCTGAGATATAACACGCTTACATACAATGTGATCGCCAGCACCGCAATTAAGAACCACAGGGGTGCAATCACCCAGCCCAATAATATTTCTGAAAATAGTTTCATCATGTTGGTACATTTCCTCTTTAGTTTCGCTACGGATGCCGCCTTGCGGATTCTTTAAATGCCAAGTTGTTGCATATGGCACAACTAAAATTTTGTAGCCGTTAAGATACAAACCGTATGTAAATAGTGTTTCTTCCCGATGGGCTACACGGGATAACCCTAAGTTATAATCATAAACACCAGCACGGTATAAAAATGAACAATGCAAATGTTGAACTTGTTGCACGGCTTGTATACGATCCCATTGTATATTGGGTTCTTTATCTATATTTTCTACCCTACCAGTTGATTGGGAACAATCAATTTGTAAAGGTGGAGTAAGAATTTCGCCACCAATTGCGCCAACATTATTTGCAATGTGTGATGATAATTCTTCTAATACATGGGGTTCTGGGATGGCATCATCATCAACCCGCCAAACCCATTCATAGCTCATCGTATTAGCCGCTTGATGTATATGGTGCTGGCCCTTCTTTTCTGCAAACAACCACTCCCATTCCACGCCCTTAATGTCTAACATTTGAAAGAAATATTGATAAATCATTTCTTTTCGCATATCTAACGGTTCATCGTTATCATCAAATATCACCAGCTTATCTGGCAATACCGTTTGATTAATAATGGCGTTTAACACTAATGGAAGGGTAGTAAAGTATCTGCCCCGTGTAGCCACAGAACATAAAACGCCTTTTTTCTGTGGGACAGAATCGTATTTAGCTATCATTAAATTAAATCGATTGAATTCGTTAATTGCTTTAGGGTATCTGGATATATTTCCGTGTTCGCCTATGTAGGAAATATCAAAACCTTTAAAATGGCTTTCGTTTATACCGTGAATTTTGTGATGTTCGCCCCAAAACCCTTTTGGTTCATTCCACGGGCAAGTAATTAATAGCCGTTTGCAATGCTTTTTGAGTTTTTCGGCAATTTCTAGGCCATTGTCTAAATGCTCTATAACCTCAAAAGCAATAATGGTGTCGTATTGTTCTAGTGGATAAGTGTTGATGTCGGCATTAACAAATTTGTTAATACCATCCCATCCTTGTGCTTTGGCGTTTTCAATAATTTTAGGGTCGTAATCTAACCCTGTATATTCAATGTCTTTTGGCAAAAACTGTCTGCCATAGCCATTAGAACAACCAATTTCTAATATTTTGTTTCCTAGAAGATTGTCCCTAGCCCAAAAATAACGGGTTGATTCTCTTGGGTAAACTTCATCACCTTTTAAGAATACAGCCCGTTCATAGTTGTTCATCAACTCATTTACTTCATCTTGTTTTTTCATATTGCTTATGTTATTAAATTACGCTGTATAACTTCCTGATGTTGTAAATTTCAAAATTGTATTAGATCCTGATGTGCTTACTGTTGCAGTTCCAGTATATGTTCCAGAATAACTTGAAGTGGGAACGGAAATAATAACAAATCCAGATCCGCCAGCCGCACCAGACCCGTTGTTTGTTCCACCGCCACCACCGCCACCACCAGTATTGGCTGTTCCAGCAGAGCCAGAACCACCACTACTACCGCTTCCATTTCCGCCACCGCCTGAACCGCTACTTGTTCCACTAGAACCGCCACCACCACCACCGCCAGCATATACTACTGATGAACCAGTAATTGAACTTGTTGTACCCGTTCCGCCATTTCCGCCTGTAGAATTACCAGAATTAAATCCAATTGCAGATGATCCGCCACCGCCACCACCACCAATATTTCCGCTTCCTAATGAGTTGCCACCAGCAAATCCTTGACCAGTTGTTCCTGATCCACCATAAGCATAAGAATTACCGCCACCAGCACCGCCACCAGAACCGCCAGAAGATCCAGTCGTAACACCACTATTTGCACCACCACCACCACCGCCCAGCAAAGTGACGCCATTAAAAACACTATTTGAACCATTGCTACCACTACCAGTTCCAGAAGAACCGCCCCCGCCAGATCCAATAGTAAATAATATTTGTTGTCCAGTAGATACGGCAAGAGAACTTGAAATAAACCCGCCAGCACCACCACCACCACCCCAGTTTGATCCACCACCGCCACCGCCAGCAGAAGCAAGATATGTCATTACATATAAACTGGATGAAATTGTAATAGTTCCAGAACCGTTTGAAATATTAATTCCAGCACCAGCAGTTAAAGTATTTTTTGTTAATCCAGAGCCGTTGCCAATTAAAATTTGACCATTTGAATAAGTTGTCTGCCCAGTTCCGCCAACTGATGTTGGTAAAGGATTAGATGAAGAATAAGAAGTTCCCCAAGAAGATCCTGTTGAATTTGCTATTCCAGCACTAGGATATATTGTTGGCCCAGTTGCCCCGCTATAACCACTATAGCCTGATGTGCCTTGTGATCCTGTAGCACCGCTATAACCACTATATCCGCTTGTTCCAGTTGCACCAGTTGCACCAGTAGCACCAGAATAACCGCTATAACCGCTTATGCCAGAACCGCTATAGCCAGAATACCCAGAAATACCCGAGAATCCGCTATATCCACTAATTCCTGATCCAGAATAGCCACTATAGCCACTAATACCTGATGCGCCATTCGTGCCGTTTGTTCCAGAAATTCCAGAATAACCGCTGTAACCTGATTGGCCAACTGCACCTGAATAACCGCTATAGCCACTTATTCCCGAACCGCTATAACCGCTATAACCCGATATACCCGATCCGCTAAATCCCGAAATACCAGAAAATCCGCTATATCCAGATAAGCCTGATGCGCCTACTGCACCACTATATCCAGAATAACCAGAAAGGCCACTTGCACCAACAGCACCAGAGTAACCACTATAGCCACTTACGCCAGAACCGCTGTAACCCGAATAACCAGAAATTCCTGAGCCACTATAGCCTGAAATACCAGAAAATCCAGAAATACCACTAAATCCAGAATAGCCTGATGCTCCGCTATAGCCAGATTGAGTATAGAAAACTTGAGTAGCAGAAACAATTACAGAAGGAGTTTCTGGAACAGTTGGGTTTGTTTGTGCCGCTGTTGTTACTGCTGAAATACCGGTCGTAGATACTGCCCAAGCAAGTTGAACATAATCGCCAGCATTTACTTTTAATGTATAAGGTGTAACAGCAATTAAATATCCATTTGTGCCGCCTTGTGATCTAGGAATATTAAAAATGCTATTGCTATCTGCAATATCTGTTCCATTTAATTTAAACCAAATGTCAGAATTATCATTGCCAGAACCAGTAGAAGTATTTTGAAATTGAACAGAATATTGAATTGTATAAACACCAGCATTAGCAAAAGTAATTCTATTGCCAGAAACAATACTTATTCCTGTGCTATTTGCATCAGTTTGATTAATGTTAAAAATATATGAAGATGTAGTGTTTGCGGCAGTTTGATTAGTTGTGTCCCAAAATGAACCCCAATAGCCACGAACACCGCCAGCACCAACAGAACCAGAGTATCCTGAATAACCACTATAACCGCTTGTGCCTTGTGCGCCAGAATACCCACTATAACCAGATACCCCTGATCCAGAATAACCACTATAGCCTGATACACCGCTTCCAGAATATCCGCTATATCCGCTGATGCCTGAGAATCCAGAAGCACCATTAGTTCCGCTGATACCGCTAAATCCTGAATAACCGCTTGTGCCGGATTGACCTACTGCTCCGCTATAACCGCTAATGCCAGAAAAACCGCTGTATCCACTTATACCAGAGCCACTATATCCACTAATACCAGATGCTCCGCTGTAACCGCTATAACCAGAAACTCCAGAACCAGAATATCCGCTATAACCAGAAATTCCGCTAAATCCTGATGCTCCACTAATTCCAGAATATCCTGATTGACCATCTATACCTGAATAACCAGATATACCAGAAAATCCACTATAGCCACTTATGCCACTAAAACCGCTGTAGCCAGATACACCTGATCCACTATAGCCACTATATCCACTTGTTCCAGATTGGCCATCTTGTCCAGAATATCCGCTGATACCTGAAAATCCGCTGTAACCAGACTGACCATCAATTCCTGAATAGCCACTAAATCCGCTAATTCCTGAGTAGCCAGACAGTCCCGAAAAACCACTAATTCCAGATTGACCAACTGCGCCACTAAAACCAGAATAACCTGATGTGCCAGATAAACCTACTGCACCAGAATAGCCTGATATTCCGCTAAATCCTGAGTAACCAGAAACACCGCTTCCAGAATAGCCCGAAAAGCCACTAAAACCGCTTATACCGCTAAATCCTGACCAGCCCGATACACCACTACCAGAATATCCAGAAAACCCGCTATAACCGCTTACACCGCTTCCGCTATAACCAGAAATACCTGAGTAACCAGAATATCCAGAAATGCCAGAATATCCGCTATAACCAGAAATGCCTGAATAGCCACTAAAGCCAGAAATACCGCTTTGTCCTGTTGGGCCAACAATAGGGCCTACATTGTTCCAAACAGTTCCATTCCAAACATAAAGATCGCCATTTGAAGAAACAATATAAGCATCGTTTGGTAAATTGCCTACGGCTGGCAAATCGGCTGGCGTAGCAACAGTACCTTTGATATTAATGGATGTGCCTTGCTGGCCACTATAACCACTAAAACCAGAATAGCCACTTACACCTGATCCGCTATAACCGCTTATTCCGCTAAAACCAGAGAAACCAGATAAACCACTAGCACCGCTATAGCCGCTAATACCGCTAAACCCACTATAGCCAGAAACGCCAGAACCCGAATATCCACTAAATCCAGAAAATCCAGATGTACCACTAAACCCAGAATATCCACTTGTGCCACTCCCTGAGTAACCGCTTGTTCCAGAAAAACCACTATAGCCTGATATTCCGCTTTGGCCAACTTCGCCTGAATATCCGCTGATACCGCTAAAGCCAGACAAACCTTGAGGGCCAGTTGCGCCTGAATATCCACTAATCCCAGAACCGCTGTAACCAGAATATCCTGAATATCCCGATTGACCCGAATAGCCAAAACCTGATGCGCCACTAAAACCACTATAACCAGAATAACCAGAAAAACCTGATGGCCCAAACTGGCCTTTATCAATACTGATAATTTGATTAGGAGTTGGGGTTACTTGTAAATTAACTGTGTTTTCTTTAACAACAGAAATATTTACTGTGTTCTCAACCGCAGTTACATTAGTTGCGCTATTGCCAGCCACTACCTTGATATTTGCCATGATTACTCCACAATGATGCCATCAGAACGCACCAGGAATAATAGAAAAATAATGTAATCATTAGCGGGTGTTGATCCACTTGCGGGAAAACTGATTTTTATGCGCCCAGAGTAGCCTACGCAATTTGTAGCGTTAATTTCTAATTCTGGATCGCTAGACATTAACCCCCATGCAGAAGAATCAATAGTCAATGTAAATGTGCCAGCAGTATCTACACGATTGCTAACCGTCAAAGAAACTGGAGTTGGTGTTGGGCTGTAATCGGCAATGTCAAAAGATAGGCCATAACGGGTGTCTTGAATATTTGACACTTCCCTACGAATAATTTGGGCGTTAATGGTTGCCCCAGTTAAGTTTACTGGAGTTACATTATCTGACCCAGTAATAACTAAATTCCAATAAGTTGCTTGATCCCATACAAGTTCACCAGCAATAATTGGATTGTCAAACCCTGATACTTGCGTTAAAGTGTTTTTGTTAAAAATTGCCATGATTATTCCAATTCTCGGTTAATGGCAAGTGGCACTCCACTTAGCCCCAAATCATGTTTTGTTTTTTGTTATTTTACTTTAATTATTGTTAATTAATTGTTCTACCCAAACTTTAGTTGTTTCATTCCAAACATAATGTTTTCCATCTGTGGGATATGGGGTTGGTGGTGTCCACAACCAACTTGGGGATGAAATAGTCCAACTTTCGCAAACAATATTATTCATATCTAATGGGCGTGGTGCATAAAAAACATCATTTTTAGCATCATATGTATACCCTATACCAGCATAATTTGCCCTTAATGCAATACCGTCATCTGGAGTATTTGAATCAGGTGCATAATGAACGCCACCTCTTGTGTTGTAAGAAGTTTGAATCCACTCACCAGGAGATGTGTCTATAAAAGTATTAAAAAAATCTTTTTCAGCGACAATAACCTGTACGACTTTACCATTAAGAACTTTAGCGTAATGACTCATGTTGTATAACTTCCTGATGAATTAAAAATTAAAATTGTATTAGACCCACTTGTTGAAATTGTTGGGCTACCAGTATATGTTCCAGAAAAATTAGAAGTTGGCATTGATAATATAACTGTTCCAGATGCGCCATTCCCACCACCACCATAGGCGGTAGCACCACCACCGCCACCAGAGCCAGTATGTGCTGTTGCAGAAGAACCATTTGCACTAGGCGTTCCATTGCCATTTCCGCCACCGCCTGAACCGCCAGAACCGCCAGTTCCGTTTGTTCCGCCACCACCACCACCAGCCCGTGTTACAGATGTTCCAGTAATTGAGCTAGATAATCCATTTCCACCATTTCCGCCAGCACTAGAACTAGCCGTTACACCAGCACCGCCAGCACCACCACCACCACCAGCACCAATGTTACCAGTTCCAGTCGATGAACCACCAGCATTTCCTTGTCCGTAAATACCAGATCCGCCAGAACCATAAGAATTGCCGCCAGCACCACCACCACCAGAACCGCCACTATCACCATTAATAGTTCCGCTATTAGCACCACCGCCACCGCCACCAGAAACAATTAAAGTATTTATTGAGCTTGCACCGCCATCTATACCAGAATTTGTTGTTCCATTGCTTGCGCCAGCACCACCAGCACCAATAGTAATTGCTAAATAATTTCCCGTATATTGAAAAATATTTCCAGCCGCATATCCGCCAGCACCGCCACCACCGCCCCAATTAGCACCACCACCGCCACCGCCAGCAATAAGAACATAATTAATTCCATAAGGTATTGGAATTGTTACTGCGCCAGAAGATCCATTAATTGATGTAACTCCAGTATTGCTAATTTGAGTTGTTCCGCCTAATGCTGGAGATGTATTTGTAACAGCAATCCCAGTACCAGCAGTTATTCCAATTGTAGAATTTTGTAAACCAGAATTACTGGTTTGACCAGAAGTATTTAAATTGTTAGCAAAATTGGCTAAATTTAGTGCCTGTGTCATACTGCCCCTGTTCTATTGAATGTCTGTTGTACCAAAATATTTAAATTGCTTGTAGGTGTTTGCGCCAAAGTATAAGATGTTCCACCAGACACCGTGTAATCTACTGTTTCTAGCAATAATACCCCATTATTATATAGATTAAATGCTAATGGATTAAATGTAAATGGATAAAGTGATTGACCAACAGTTGTATAAACATCCACATTGGCTGGTGTCCCATTCGGAACGCCCAAATTGTTATTTGTCCATTGAATAATTTGTAAATTGCCAGAAACAGAATTTACAAAACTAATAGTTTGGCCAGATATATTATAATCTTGAGCATTAATTATCGTGCCGTTTAAAAACAACAATTCATTTCCACTAATTAGTGTAAACCCTGATGCGGTGTATGATCCAGTATTGCTTAATGTAGCCGAATTACGACTAAAACTATTATAAGTACCAGAGCCGCCTACAGAAGCAAAAGAAATAATAGTAACAATATCGTTTATAACTGCGCCTGTAGCTAAAGTTACAGTTCCAGTTGATCCGCTAGTATCGGTATATTCAGATGGATTTAATAAACATCCATTAATTAATACCCAACAATTTCCAGACAAATATTCCGTTCCCCTAGTAACATTAAATACAGTTTGACCAGCCGAAGCATCAAAAGCTGTCATTGTGTAATAAAAGCTGTCAGGCGGGCTAAAGCCGACCACACGCCCATAAATGTCAATTGTCAAAGTGGCTACAGATGATGTTTTGGTTGGTGGGCCACCAAAATCTAATAATTGAGCCAAAGATGCAATAACTTGACCCTGTGGGTTATTGGTAATGGCAATTTCACCCGTTCCAACCGTGGTTGTGCCAGTTTGAATTAATTGCCCACTTCTAGCATTAAGATCAATAATGTTATAACCATCTTCCAGTCCTTGCCAAATAGTTGGATCATAATTGCTAACATCTGTTGGAACAAATAAGGCCGTGCCACCACTTAATGCCGCATTACCAACACCAAAACTAATTAAATTATTTCCACGGTTGCAAAAAAGCAAATAATTTAATGTTCCAGATGACCCAAATGCGGGATTTGCTTGATACCATGTGTAATCAGATGGGTTTGTGTCAAATGTTGGAGTTGCAGTATTTAAAATACCATAATAAGTAGCACCTCTGGGATTTGAAGTAAATCCTGTGCCAGTTGCACTTGTGGCATAAGCAATAGATAAGTAACGCTGTGAATATTGGAATGTTGCTGGCCGCCAATCTAATACGCTGGATGCTGAACTAAACAATGATTTAGCAACACTATTAACCATTCGACTAAAAAAATACCAATTGCCAGCGGGAATTCCTGTTAAAAATACGGTTGGCATTACTACGCTATTGCCATATGGCGTTCCGCCAGATTGAACCGCAGTTGTTCCCCCTAAAATCATTTGACTTTGTGTTGGATTTGAATAGGCTGAATACCAAACCTCTGCATATTGAGCTATACCAGCCGAACTAGAAGTAACTTGAATTCCAATCGTGGGAACTGGCAAAGAAGTTAAATTACCAACAATAACGGGGGCTGGTATTGTTCCAAAACTATTTGGTGCCGATAGTCCAGTATTTGATCCTGGCGTATATTGAGTAATACTTGCATCATTAAATACTGCTGGATCATAAGCCTGTAAAAGTAAATTTACAGAAATTGTGCCGTCTGATAAAAAGTTTTGTTCTACCTTCATTACCCGCATTAATTTTGCAACCCAACCATAATTAGCATTGGTAATGGTTACAACATCCCCAGCTTCTAATTCAAGGCCAATATAATTTACAGTTACTTGAACTTGCAAATCTAATCTGGCCGCTTTAAGAAATCTGGTTGCCAATAATTGTGCTTGCACATCGTTATTAACCAACGGCAATTGTATTGTTTGACTATTGGCTGGTTCGTTTGGATATAATAAAGCTGGATCAACCAAAGCCAAATTAATTGTGCTGGTGTTAAATGAACTATTTAATGAAATATCTGGAAATTGGCATTGTGCAATGTTATAGGTATTGCTTATGTCCATTGTGCTAATGGCAATTGCAGAAACCATATTAGAATCGTTAATATCCATTGCCACCGTATAAGTTGGCGTTTGAGTAATTACCGACCATAAACCATATATTTGATTAAATGTAAGCAAGCAATCACAACAATTGGTCATATCTTGCAAATTGGTTAATACATTTTTAGTAGTATCAATTGCACCATTAAATGTAAATCTAGGTTGTGTTTCTGGCACACCAAGATAATTATTAAATGTAATTGTTTGTGCAGAATAAGTATTTAATGCCGTAAGACTGGCAGTATCTATTTGTGATACTGGTACAGCACCACCATAAACTGTATTAGTTAAATAATCAAAAATAACATCGCCAGGTGCGGATCTTGAATTAATAATTTCAAATTGTGTTTGTTGAATATTTGTAACGCCAGCATTTGCGTTATAAGTTAAATGCAATATGGCAAAAGCCGTATTAGACATTAATTTACTGTTATTCCATGTATAACTTAATCCGCTTGCTTGCATTACGCTAATAGCCGATTGGCCACTATTTACTGAACTATTTGATCCGTTGCTATATAAATAAATATTTATGTAGCCATTTACTTTTGTGTCTACTAAACCAGTTGCGGGATCAACCAATCCTGTAACAGCCGTGCTTGAACTTTGACCAGGATCAACACTATAAATTTCATTGCCAACCGTTACTGATGGATCAATTGCTTTATTAAAAATAATTGTTTTTGTAACAGTATTAATACCGCTTACTGTGTAATAAATTGGCGTTCCAGAATTAACAAATGAAATTAATAATCCAGAAGTAATTGATGTAGATAGTGTGCCAGTATAAGTAACGCTATTTCCAGAAATAGTTGCAACATGAACGCCAGTATCCGTGTAAGTTAATCCGCTAAATAAACAAAGTTTTCCACCATAATAAATATTGCCATATTGAATAGTATCTGTGCCACCACCAGTTACTTCGCACAATGACAATACATAATATAAATTTTGATTATCTGATGTAATAGATAAATCAGTAACAGTACCACCAACAAAACAATTACCATAAACTACAGGCAATTTATTATTTGTGCCTGGCTGAATTTGTAAATTAGTTCCAGTATTTAACTGGGTTTGCTGTGGGCTTTCGCCAGGTTGTTTTGGTGCTGTAAGGGCAGAAATGACGGAAGAAGCCATCATTGTGATGCCCATAGTAATTAATTCGGGCTGGCCAGTAACGAACCCTACAACCGCTAGAGCCGCACCGATAATACCACCCATTAAACCACCGCCACCACCGCCCATTTAGATCACCCAGTTATGTCCAGCTTTTTTTAACCCGAATCTATTAAATTCGATCTCTTTGTTGCAAGTAAAACCAACATCTTTTACTTCACCGCAATCTTTCATATCACTACCAATTTCAAGAAATTTATTTAACAATTCAACCGTAACTCTTTTTGTCAAACCGTACCAAACAATTTCTTGTAAAACAAATACATTTGGAATCCATGTGCTTGGTACTTTAACCGCTACCAACATTCCTTTTTTATTGTCATCAATTAATATAAAACCAGCACCAGCCAAAATAACACTTAATTGCTTAAATACAAATTCTTTTGACCATGTAGATTGATCCACATAAGAATCGTTTGGGTTCTTTTTTGCATAATCTTGTAATAATTCCCAAATTGTTTCAAAGTCAAATTTATTTGCGTATCTAATCATTGCTTTCCAAAAGCATAGTATATTGTCGATATTGTAGCCACCCGATTCATTGATGTATCGCCAGGAGTAAAGTATTCCCAGCTTGCATCATTAGTAAATCTGCCAGCAATTCTATTTTGTAAAATCATTTGGATGTTTGCGGCACTAACTGTAATTGTGCCTACATACATTCTTATTTCTTCCATCCATTGTTCGCCAATCTGGAAAGTGTTTATAAATCCATAAAAATACTGATACAAACCACCAGTCCCACCAGTAGTAATAAGATTTCCGCCATTGTCAAAAAACCCTTTCCACATTGTTATTTGTGCGCCTTTAAATCCCTGTCCAAGAACTGCACCTAACAAAGCCGTGTCAATACCAATTAATGTAATTGTGGTTTGATTGGCCGTAGATTTAATATCTCGTTGAACCTTGCCAATTCCCACTAATTGTCCAAGTCCATCAAAAGGCTGGCTATCAACTGCGGGAATAGTCAAAGACGATGGGGTTGTGGCGAATCTAAAGGTTTGCGTAGGCGTAACAACCCGAACAAAGTCCGCATATCGAATATTGTTTGTATTTTGTATTGGTACTATTGGAGTTGTCATAACACCGCTTCAAACGCTTTAAATTGTCCCGACCATTTGATAAATGAATCGTTAGTCATTGGAATTAAAGTATAAGTTGGATAGTTTTGCAAAATAATGGGAAATGTAACGCCAGTATAAGTATTGCCACCCATAGATTGCGTTGTACCATATTGACCCATAACCGCAGTAACCCCTGAAGGCAATGGCCCATTAATCAAATTTCTATGAACTGGAATAGTAACCGTTCCAGATGATCCACAAGCCACATCAGCAGTTGCTATATAAGCATATTGACCAGCCTGAATAAAATCGCCAGCACGAACTACATAATAGGTTGGATTGGCCGTTGGAACGCCAGTAAGAATTAAATTTTGGGCCGCAGACGATGTGCTAAATGTGCAACCAGCAATTTGTGTTGGCGTTAATTGCCCTTGATAGTTAATGTAATTAACCCATCCAGTAGAACCAAAATTAAGATACTGTGTCAATGATTTATCATATTGGCGCAGATTGGCCAGCAATTGACGATTTTGGCTATATAGCAAATAATCGTTTGGCTTAAACTCAAACTGAAATGGTACAACTGTAATAATTTCGCTAGTCGTAATTCTTTGATTACGGCTAATGGTTTGACCAACAAATCGTTGATCGTTGATCGTTACTTGTTCTGCAATAGAAAGAATGGTTGTTAAATTGGCCATAAATTACCTTGTTTGTGGCAAGCCCCGTTGTGCGTTTTGGTATGCGCCCCAAACAGCATTTTGATTCTTAGCCAAAAATTGTGTAGCAGATTGCGTATCAATTGCAGACATGCTGGCAATATATGGGCCATTATAAACTGTAGCTGGTTGCTGACTGCCACCCATTGCATCTGCAAGTTTATTATTTGGAATAACTGTACCAGCAGTTTGTGGGACAAACAATTCTGGGCCATTCTCGCCAACAATGGATGGAACGCCTACGGGTGGCTGACCGCCATCCGCAAAACCAAACAAACTACCAATACCGCCAGAAGCAATATTACCGCCATCTGGTGTTGGGCCATATGCACCGCCACCACTAATTGCGCCACCAATCATGCCAAATAGCTTCATTTCTTGTGCATGAAGTTCAATTTTAAGCATATCGTTAATAATGCTTTTTGCCAGATCGCCAAAGTTTAATTTGCCAGTTTGAACAAATTGATCCAGGGCGTTAGTCATGGAATTGGTAATTGATGCAAACATTTGTTCTGCTTGTTGTGCCGCATTTTCAGAGTTTTGCACATACTGGGCATATGCTTTTTCCCAACCATAACTAAAACTGCGCTGATGCTCTTGAGTGGCTAATGTAGCCTTAATGGTTTCATCAACATAAAAATGTGAAGCATCTTCAATAGCCGCTTTTTGCTTTTGCAATTGCTCAATGAGGGCTGGGCCGCCAATAGTATTTCTAGCCGCTGATATTTTCTTATCAATATCATCCAGCATCTTTTGGCGTTCATTTAACACCTGATTAATGTTCTTTTCTAATTCTTTTTGATTAGTCGTTAATTCAGCTTCTTGCTGGGCTTGTTTTAACTTAGTTAAAGTTAAATCAGCTTGTTCTTTATATTGCTGAGTAAGCCCTTGTGCCGCACTAATTTGCTTTTGATTAGCGGCAATAACCTGACGATTTGCATCTTCTTGAACTTGTGGTTTGGCTGTTTCTTTGGGCGGGTTTAAAAGTCTTTGAGCAAATAACTCATCACTTTCGGCCATTGCTTTAACTTTATCATCATATTCTTTAATATCTTCCAGAGCTTTAGTAAGGTTGCCTTTCATCAAATCGCCAGATGCGGCCGCAATACCTTCTAATTCTGTAAAAAAACCAAGAACAACTGTTGATGTATATTTAAATAAAACTGCGCCAACAGTAGCAAAATCTTTAAGAATTCCAAAGAAAATGTTTAATGCACTACTGTCTTTAGTTAATGAATCGTATAGAGCATTTAAAGCTGGCAATACTGCGGTGGTAAATTCCAGCATCAGCTTGTGTGATGCTTCTTGCATTTTTATGCTTAAATCATGCGCTTGAGTAACCGCTTGGGCATATTTGTCCATTTCTTCACGGTTGGCCATCATATCTGCGGCCAAACCTTTTAAATCTACGCCCCTAATTCCACGCCCCAAAGTCTGAAAGGCAATACCATTGCGTTCAGCAGAATCTTTCATTTGTGATAAACCTTGAATGGTTTTATCAAATAATTCTTGTTCGGATAAATGCGCTAAATCATTAAGGGTAATCCCTAATTTTGAAAATGATTCTTGGGCTTTGCCATTACCTAAAATGGCTGATTCAATTTTTTGAGTAAAGCCAGAATAAATACGGCTGGTTTCTTCGGCATTACCACCGTTCTTCATTAACGCATCGGAAAGGGATAATACGGATGCCACGGCCACATCGTTGGCTTTGGCGGTTTTAACAATGGAATCAGAATATTCCAATGCTTTTCTAGTTAATTCGGCAAAAGCGGCAACCCCAGCAACTTCGACAAGGGCATCTTTTAGTTCGCCAACATACTTTTTAGCATCAGCAATGCCCTGTTGAAAGGTCGCAGTATCTAATCCTAATTTGACCCCCAGGCTTGCTATATTTGCCATTTATTTTCCTTTTAAAAACTGTTTTGGCACATTCGGGGACATAAGCATAAATGATAATAACTGCTCATTTATATGATCCCTTTTTGCTTCCTCTGATAATGGTGGGTAAATATAGTCGTATGCTTTTGGTATTATATCTTGTAATTTGTATGCGGTCTTGCCTTTGGCAAGCATTGAATTAAAATGCCCCGCAGTTAAACATCCTAATACTTCTAAGATTCCCCGATTACCAATTAACCCATCGTGATACATCACGCAGATGTCGGTAAATGTTTCCTCATCGATGTTTTCTGGATCAGCCCCGTTTGCAATCAAATAGGCTTTAACTTGCCTACGAACTGATCCAATTACTTTCCCTTAGTGTCTTTGTAATTGGCAGAAATTACTTTATTAATTTCATCAATTAATTCAATTTGAATAGCAAAAGGGAATAATTCCTCAATCATTGGATATGTAATAGTATTCATATCAAATTCTTTATCTTCTGGCACAAGCAATTTAAAGAATTCGGTAATACGCATTTGCGTTAATACTTTATTTTTGGCAGTTTCTTTTAATGAACGGCCTTCAATAATCACATCATTTTCGGCAAATTCAATATTAGATTCTTTTTCAAAGTCGGCTTTTCTGTCAATAAACACTTTGGCTATTTGTGCATATTCCGCATCAACCATTGATTCATCAATAACTTTGATTCTTTCGTGCATTGCTTCATATTCCAATGTTGTTGGAACACGAACTTTAAATGTGTGGCCGCCCATTTCAAATGAACGGGTGCGTACTAATTCTTGGTTTTCTACAAACTTTTTGCCTAAAGCATTTGCAAACTGATTCATTTACTTTCCTTATGGATGTTTTGATTTATATTTTTCTAGGGCTGACCCCAATTCAATACTTAAACTGTCTAATATTGCTGTTGCTGTATGTTCTAAAGCTGGTCTTAAATATGGTTTTGCAGATTCTTTAGCAGTACCAAATTCTGTAAACATAGCACGGCCATCACTTTCAATACCAATTTGTTTAATATTAGATTTGGTATTATGCAAATTAAAAAATGATTTTTTCTTTAACCTATTGCCTGGTGCTGTGCTTACACGCCCAATAACGATTTCGCCAGGGCTATAGTATTTAGAATTGCGGTCTTTAGAATTAGGCTTTCTGGCTTCAATTTGAAGGGATGCTCTTAATGCGCCAGTATCTAAACCGTGTCCAGGCTCTAATAAAGATTTAGCTGTAGATAAAGTTGGCCGCAATGAATGTCTTACGGCACTAACTAAAATTTTTGCAGAATCTTTTTCGCCAAATTCGCTTTGTATTTTTTCAACCAAATCATTAAATTCTTCAAATCCTTGAAAATCAAATTTAAGGTTACGACTTTGAGTCATTTTGAAGGTTTGATAAGATTATTAAATATAGAATTGTTTAAGTTTTTAACGAACCCAGTAATTTCATCTGGGGACATTGTGTCTGCATGGCGGGCCGCAATCTCATAAGCCAGATTGATTCCCATTACTTTTTGTTGTTGAAAACCAAACCAATCCTTAACTCCAGAATCGGCTTGGTTTACCAGGTAACTAAAATAATTTGCTAAGTCTGCGTTATCTTTTATTGTAGGCATTTTATTAAGTATTGTTTGACCAGCCGTATTGGTTGCCACGGGGATGGATAGTAAATGTGCATTTAGCTTCTGCGTTAGGTGCAGTATCAATGGTGAACTCTGATACACGGCCATTAAAGGCGTATGCAACAGTATTAGCACCATCAACAGCGGCAATAACGAAAGTACGATCAATAATTCCGCTATAAGCATCACCACGGATTAACAATAAGCCAGCATCAGAAGGATTCCATGCGGCAACGATTGTTAATGAAGTTGGTTTGCTTTGTGTTGGGATTACATCAGATTGACGGCTACCAGCAACATAGAAGTTTGCGGATGCGTCATCTTGACCAAACTTAGGGATAGCTTCAACATTTAATTGTTCGCCAGTAGAGCCAGTACCGTTAGCAACAGTACCAACAATAGAAGCAACTTCACCAGTCCAAGTAGATAATTGGGTAGTTGTTAAAGGTGTTGGAGTTGCGCCAGTCTGACACCATAACGATGCCGAAAACCCAGGTAATACTTGATTTGGAAGTGCCATTTTAAAAATTCCTTAAATAAAAGTTAATCAATTTATATTATGTTGGAATGTATAAAGTGCAATCCATAATAATATGATGCAAGTTTATCGTATTATCGTATGTATTATACAACCAATCTACATCGGCTTTTGATATTTGAAATCCACTACTGCCACCAAAAAGGCCGTTGTAACCATGCAATGATTGTAATATGGAATTGCTTATATTGAAAGCATCATTCATATTTTGGGCAAAGACATTAATTTGAAATATAGGCTTGTCAATACCCTTGTTATTCTGATTCTGGCCAGTATAAACAGGCTGGTGAACATTCCTTAATTGCCAAGTAATAAACTTAGGCTGGCTAGCAAAATTACGGTTGAAATTGGCATAAACAGGCACAGGAGTAGCAATAGCGGCCAGTTGATATTGGATGGCTTTTGCATAATTAAGCGGATTCTGCTGGCTCATACTTGTGTGTTTGGATCGTTACGATAGCAAGTGAAAGTAATATTCATTTTATCGTTACTTTCATTGACATCCATTATTCTAAAATCATGCCCACGCCAATTAAACGCATAACCAACTTGGTTTTCCGACATTTGCAAGGTGTTTGGGGTGTAATTTAATACAAATTTAACCAAATCAGCATAAACACGATCTTCTTTGGTAATGCTCAAATTATTATGAACATCCATTACTCTGGCACGGGTTTTAAACCATAGGGTAATTGCGGTTGTGGTTTGTCCAATGCTATCTGTGGATATAGCAACATTATTCACATCCACATTTTCATAGCGGACAATAGCCATTACAACACCAGCGGTTTATAGGGTCTGAGTAATTGCTCTACGCCATAAGGGATTTTGTTCATAACCCCATTAAAGGTATCGCTACGATTATTATAAAGATGGGTTAGCATCATCAAACCAGCTTGTTTAATGACGGGGTATTGAGCATATGGGCTAGCACCAGTTGTATAAGTAACCACAATTGGGTTAGCAATAAAAGTGCTAATTTCGCTTGGTAGGCTATTTACAATAACTTGGTTGCCCGTTGGATCATAAAAATAAGCCGATGGGTCAAGCAAAGTAAAGGTTGCTGGCGTATTGCCATTATAATAACCAACCGAATTAATGACTGTTCCAGCATTGCCTTGATTGGCTTGGCTGACATTAGGCAAATCCAACTGAATTTGTGTGCCACTCATGCCATTCCAAGCCCCATAGTAGACTTTATAGCTAATAGGGAATATGGACATACCAAGATAATCCTCGATGGCCATACGGGTCGCTAATTCAAGCCCAGTAAGGTAATCATCTTGACTGGTATCGCCAAACAAGTTTAGCTGTTGGGTGATCTGATCCAAAGTAAGCCATTGCGTTTGCAAATCACGGCTTGTTTGCTCTATCTTTTCATAGCTAAAGGGGTTACGGGCTGTACCTAAATACGGCCCGTTTGTATAACTATCTAATGGCATATTGGCCTTATGATTCTAAACGGACACCAGCGAATACATCACGAATTGTAGAACATACCCGTTTTTCAGCATACAGAGTTACTGTACCTGGCTGAGTTTGCTCTAAACGCTGGATGCTAAATTCTTCGTGATCCACGATAGTTACAAACTTATCCCAGTTTGCCAAATAGATTGGGAAATTGCCACTACCAACCACTTGCATATATGGGTTAGGAATGACTGGGAAACCAAATACATGAGCCACAGCACCGCCATCGGAATCGCCAACTTCAACAAATAATGGCTGGCCAGTAGAACTGGTTAATTCACGCAATGCCAAAATGGTATTTGGGTGCATATGCCATGAAGTGCCTGGCAAACTCCAGTATTGTGCTGGCAATGCAGATGCTAAGGATGCAATATCGTTATAAACGATTGTGCCGCCAGTAGCGGTGCTAACAGTTTTAACTGTATGCAAACCGTTGGTTGCGCCAGAACCGCTTGTGCCAAATGCGGCTGTTGAGCCACTTGGATAGTAATTTAAACCACGCAAACCGTTGGTTGCGCCAGTTGATGTAGTGCCAGAACCAGCTTGATCGTTATTTTGGATCATTGACAATGCTTCTTGTTGGCTAAATTCCAACATTAAATCGCCAACAACGGCT